ATAAACGCAATAGCAAAAATTGCCATTAATCCCATCGCAATAATAACACCTAAACTCATAATATTAATTTTTTATTTTGTCCAACCTTTTAATATATTTGGAGAAAAGTTTGCATAACTAAATTCGTATCTATCTACAAGTTTAACGATGTTTCCGTGCATGTCGGATACAGCAAAACCTTCATCTCCAGTTGTAATATACTTTCTACTCCTAGTTTGCAAAAAAGTTTCAAATTTTCCGATATTATTTAATTTTTTAATAAACATATGTTTAATATTTGTAATCTCAAGTATTAACTCGATAAGGTGCTTTAGAATATCGTTATTTTCAATGTCACTGATAAGTTTATTTAATTTTTCAACTAATGCAGTTTTTGATTTTTCTGTTTTCTTTCCTTCTATATCTTTTTGATATCTGTTTACTACAAATGATTTAAGTTCATCAAGATATTCTTCACTTGAGTTAATTCGAATATTTCTTTTTATCAACGAATTCTGAAATATGGTAAACAACGAAATAAAATTATTATCTTTAATTATTCGTTCGTATTCTGGTGAAGATTCAACAATTTTACGATTTTCTTCTAATTTCGAAATAAATTCTGTAAATTTATTGCTTTCTTCTTCTGTAAACGTCACTATTCCTGCTAAAGAAGGGATATATGCGTCGGTCATAAATACTTCAGGTATAGAATTTAACTCGTTTGCCTTTGCGTTATACTTGGCTTCTATTTTTTCAAGAGATTCACCAGTATATCTAGTATGCCAAACTACTCCTACCTTTGCTTTTTTAATCTTTTTTCCTAAATCTGAATCTTTATCTACTTTATAAACTATTGTGTTAGGATGAAAAACATAATGATTATCTTCAGTTTTAAGTGTAGTTTCATCGAACAGAAAATCGCCTTGCCATATTTGTCCCTTTGGAATTCCTAGTTTTGGAACAAATTTCAACATATATTTAAGTTTAAATGCAAGATCAGGACGATCTTTATAAAACTTATCTACATCACTGCTACTAAACATAATTTTTCGATCTTTAGCAAATAAGCCTTTAATGGCTATGCCAGGTTTATCGAGACCCGGAAAATCTGACCATACAAAAACAGCAGGAGCACCATCAAATTTTACAGAAAGTTTGACATCCTCTTTTTCTGTGTGTCCTTGAAGTATTTCATATAAACTTTTAAACATATTTATGACCCAATCAATGCCTTCCTTTCCTCCGAGCATAACAAGATCTTCTGCGTGCGTCATATGTTTGTTAACAGTAGGAGTTACTGCTTCATTTATCCACTGCTTATATGATATAAATTTATTCATTTATTTTTTCTATTTCGTTTTCTTTGTTGTGTTTCCCATATTTCATCTAAAATTTCCTGAGCGTCACTCATTAATTTTTTTTGCCATTTAATAGTTTTTATATTTTTCCAATTGTTTACATAATTCATAACATATTGCATGCCATCAATGATATTTCCTTTAAAGTATTCTGATGTGCCATTTTTAACAAGATTCTCAAGTTTTTCCATGTCTTCAAAGAAGCCATTTGCATGAAGATTTTTAATAATAAAAGCCTTAGGACGCACGTATGGTTTTAAATTATTATCATCTATCTTTCTATAATTATTAAATATTCCATAACCTGTATGGCCGTATTCGTTTATTATTTCGTCCGTTTCTTCTTCCGCTCCTTCAATAACAACGCGCTTTAACATTTTCCATATCTTTTTAATAATTCGTTCGTTATAGCCAGGATAATTGGTGACAAAATTTTCATAATCATCATTTAATATATCTTTTCTCATTATTGAAGCAGATATTGGTTTTCCGTCGTTATCATCGGTTCTTCCTTGATATATTAGAGGTTCAGCATCAATAGGAAGTTCTATTACTTTAACGCCATCATTTAAAAAACTTGCGTATTTTCCATTAGGTGAAAAATCTTCAGCGAATTTAGTTACTCTCTTATAATCTCCGCCTTTTTTAGAACCTGCCAATGCATATATTCCAGGTTCAGCTTCATCTGTAATGTATTTATATGCTGTAAGAATTGGTGTAGGATATTTAACAGCTTCAATAGAAACATTATCAAAAGAAGTAAGAAGTTCTTCAGCAATTTTTAATGAAATCTCTTGTGTAATTCCATTTCGAACTCCTGGGCCAATAAGAACTCTAACTTCTTTAACATTTGGGTGTTCTGCATATCGTTTCATTAATTGAATATGTGCTGCTGTCAAGGGCTTAAATCCTCCTGGAAAAAGAACTATTACATTTTCTTCAATATTTTCGTTAAGCCAAGATTTATATGATTTAAAATACATAAACAATTTTATTTTATTTATCATATAAAAACAAAATTATTTTATTCCATTAAGGGTTTGCAACATTTCTATTAACTCTGGCTGTGGATGACAATCACTTTTTCCGGATCCTCGATAACTAACATGAGTCCATACGCCTCCTATTCCTGATAAAGCCTTTATCGATTTATCCCACATATCTTCATTGTATTTTAAAGATATTCCATACATTATTCTCCAATAAAGTAAAAGTTCCCCTACTGTCTGTATTTGGGCTGTAGTATATTTCTCATAATAATTATATCCCATAAATCCTTCAGGATAATATTGTGCAACAGCATATATTTCTTGCCCGTAATAGTTTCTATATTTACCATTTGTAGAAGGAATTAACCATCCCCAGTTATCAATCTCTATTCCTATTGAATACTTTTCAAGACTTATGTTCCCCGCTGCAATATGATGAGCCCAGTATCTTGAAGAAAATAGCTGCCAAGGCGTGCCAGCTCTATCAACTATTATACAAGTTGCTATTCTTCTGGGATCAGCTTCCCAGGTTGAAATATCACCATTAACGCCATCGCCTGATACAGTATGGTGTAAAACAATTTGGTTTTTCGGAAAGGCTTCTCTAAAATACTGATCTTTTGGAAAATTTATAGTTTCAATTTTTGATAAACTTATAGGCTTTAACGTTTCCCACATATTTTTCTTTTTATTTTCTTCGGTCTTAGAATTAGGTGTATCACTAACTTTTAATGGAATTACTACTCTATTCGGATTTCTAAATCTCCATGGAAATAGAAAAAATTTATCTGTAAAATTCATGATCTATATGCCTCCTTAATAGCATTATATCCTTTTTTTGTAAACTCTAATCCTTTTTCTGTTACTGTAATAAATTCGTTTTTTATATATAATGATAATATGTTTAAAGCAGTTTCTTTGACTTCTTGGATACTGTCTTGAATATCTGCATCGCTAAGTATGGGAGTTGCTCCTATTGCCGTCTTTTTATCGAGTTTTCCTTTTATCGAAGCCATTAAAAGTTCTTTAGACATAAATGGAAGTGTAAAATACTGATCAAAATCACCTCTTTTAATTTTTTGTGATATTTTATTAAAAAACACATTATCATTAGTATTTTTCATGACCTTAATTGTTTTTATTTTAACTATTTATTTGTTCATTTTAGACTTTAAAATATGAGAAAAATATTTAACAAAACTTTAACAATTTTTACGAAACTTGGTTACACTTTTTCATATAATCTAAGGTACTTAAGTTTTTGGAATACTATATTTTTCTAGAGCACGTGTTATGTACACGCACGCGAAAATCATATTAATTTTTCTTTTTCCTGAAGAGTTCTGACAACCCAATACGAATCTATCAAATCATCTAAATGAACTATCCAATTTTTCGCGCGAGGAGTCTGAAATTTTTCAGGATGTTCAAACAATCTTATTCGAAATTTACACATTGGCCCATTTGCTATGAATGCATTTATCATTTTGTTTTTTCCCATTCCTTTTTTGGCACAGCCTGCCACGCTTTTAACAGTGATAGGAGAATACGTGAACATGTTACAAATTGGAACAAGTTCGGATAGTCTGTCCATGAGTATATACTTATAGGCCCCTAATTGTACACCCACGTCACTTCTGGAGCCATAAGATAAACCTTCAAATCCAAGTAATATATTACCATTCAACCATGGTTTGAGTGTCTCTCGAATCAAATTTGATAGGTATTGAGCATTTGTAATTTCATGACGCATTTGAGAAGTAATATCACTTCCCTTTTCTTTATTATCTTTTCGATCTATGATTATAATCCCCGCTTCTTTAAAAACGTTGACCACACGAGTATCAATTCCGTATGGCCAACTAATAAATGTATACTTATTATCATTAAATATGCATGCAGCAGGTTTATTTATAGAAAAATCAAAGCCTATTAAAGTCATTATAACTGTTTTTTAATCGTTATTATTGTATAATTTTAAATCCATTTGCTAATTCTTCAGGGTAGCCCATCATACGTAAGTTATAATAAATTGCATAATGATTAGAAGGATCTCTTACCTCAACGGTAGTTGTTTTTCCATTTTTAAGTTTGACAGTAATTTTTTTCTTTGCAGGCTTTATGGGACGAACAGCTTCATCGATATCTTCATCAGTCCTTCTGCGCATTTTGTCAGCTAAACGATACATACCTAAATTTTCAAGATAGTTCGGATCCAGCTCTTCATCCATAAGTTGATCATCAAAATTTTCTTCTATCCAATCGGTTATTACTTCAAAACATCCAGGGTTATCACCAATAAATTCGTGAAATCCATCATATCCTAATAAACTAAATAGTCTATCTAATTTTCTTCCTTCTTCAGAAGCGTATTCTTCATTAATTTTTCTTGCTTTCATATTATATAGATTTTTTTATTTTTTCAAGTATATGCCAAGGAATAACAACATCATTTTTCGCTAGAAGACCATCTTTACCAGCATAAACTTTATCATTACCAAGCTTAATTACTTTTAACGTATGTCCTTTAATTTTAAGTTCTTCATTTATTTCGGCTGTTTCTTCTTGAGCAATAGATTCTTTAACTAATTTTGCTTTCATAATATTGAATATTTTATTTTCCTAATGCAATTCCCATTGCTGTTGTAACCAAACGACTTGTTAAAAGTTTGCCAAGCGGTCCTTCTTCTTTAATTCCTAATACAGAACAAATTGCCTTTCCGATAGCAGGCCCGGCTAACAATCCTAATCCGCCGCCGACAGTTGCTCCTAAAATTCCTTCATCAATCTGCTCGCCTTTTTGTAGTTTTTCTACCAATATATTATATGCATTTTCGGCATTTTGGATCTGCTCCTGCGTCATTCCTTGAATTTGCGCAGATTCAAATATTTTTGAAGTAGGAGTTTGTAAGTCTTTATATGTTGGAAAGTCTTTCATCTATAATATTTTATTTTATATATCTTGTTCGGGAATTCCAGCAGTGTAAATTTCATTATTTATTCTTCGTGCTATCTTGTATCTATTATATGCTAATGCTAATGTAAATGTGTTAAATTCTGCGGCTTGAGTTGCATAACTGACATTAAATTGAGACATTCCCAATGGAATTATTTTTTGGAATTCAAAAGACATAAGTTCAAGACCATGATGATCAAGAAAACTCACAAACATAGATGGCCAAAATGGCAATCTATCTGAATAAAACTGAAACATTTCAATTTGATCGAATAACATCCAGTATGTTATAAATCCTTCCGATAATTTAAATGTTATATTTAAGTTTTTATCCAGTAAAGGCTCAAGTTCTTTTCCTCCCCTATAACGAATATTAAACATTGTTTGATTTTGAGTTGCAGGAGTTAAAATAACTTCTGGAAATGTTATTGATTGAACTGTTGCATTAATATAATCTTCAAGAGTTAAATATGGAAGCTTTAATCTTTTCACAATAGGAGTCCATCTTTCTCGTATTTCAGGATAAAGAAAGTCTCTGGGAAACCAAATTGCGAATTGAGTAAGTTTTGCGTTTAAAATACTCATAATGTATTAATTATGTTGTTTTTAATATGTTATTTTCTTCCGTTAATCTATTTACTTCAGCCTTTAAATTAGCTATCTCAGCTTGCATATCGGTAACTGAATACATATTTTTATAATTGGCCATAACTACTGCTTCATCGGATATATCATAGAATACTCCTGAATAAAATGTAGTATAAGCGCCATTTGGATTTTTAATAATTATTGAAAAGTTATTATTCTTTTGTTTTTTAATTGTGAATAATTGATCTTCGGATAGTTTAAATGCAAGTTCTCCTAGAGTTGTATTTGTAATAGTATTATCACTATCAAAATACGCATCTACTTCAATTTTATTTCCATTATCTAATTTAAAAACTAAAGAATATAAATAAGCGCCAGATAAATCAACATTTTCTCTATCGCCTTTATCGGTAATTCTTTCAAATTTAAATTTATATACTGAATCAAAATCTTTTAAAAATAACGGTCCCGTTCCTGACGGAAACAGTTCATTATCAACGTTTGTTACGACTGTGGTTGTATCATAAAAAACTTTTACAAACTTTGTTCTTTGTTGTGGATTGTTGACAATTATGTTTGGCTTTTCAGCTTCTAATCTATTAAACACTTTATAAGGAAGAAGATTTTCCACATTTATTCTTGTAAAATTAAGTCCATATTTTTTAGGATCACTTGAAGAAAAACTTGCCTTTCTTATAATTTGTGTTCCATCCATTCTATTTGTTAAACGACATGTATACTGAATTGTATATGATGAAGCAAGATCCGCGTGTCTTAAAATTGGTCTAAAATAATTTGCTAATGAGAAATTATCCTCTTGTGTAAATGAATATTTATGAGTTAAAAGACTTGTCCCGACAGGAATATGTTCGTTAACAAGTATGTCATGAATCACGACCCATTTTTTGGCATTATTACCATATAAATATCGGAATTCTTCGTAATTATCATTAGGATTATTTGACGTATAAATTTTAATTCTTCCACTTTCTATTTCTCCTATGTAATCACCAATTATTTGGCCGTTCCAAGAAGCATAGTATTCAATGTAATCGCCGGAAGTAGATTCTGCAATAAAACAATTGAAATTATCTGC